TTACTGGTCCTTTATACTTTGCTAAAAACTTCATAAAGATACAACACCCAACTAGAGGATCGATACCGTTTGAGCCCTATGGGTTTCAAGAGCTGTTAATTAACGCATACCACACCAACAAAGAATGTATAGCCATGTTACCACGCCAGATGGGCAAGACCACATGTGCAGTGGCATACCTGTTGTGGTATACACAGTTTATGCCAGATGTGCAGGTGCTGATTGCGGCACACAAGTACGAAGGTGCTCGTGACATCATGGATCGTTATAGATATGCCTATGAAAATTTACCAGACTTTATCCGTGCTGGAGTATATTCGTATAACAGAAACACCATTGAATACGACAATGGGTCACGTATACAAGCAACTACCACAACTGAAAACACAGGTCGTGGTAAATCTCTTTCGTTGATATACTGCGATGAGTTCGCATTTGTACAACCACCAGAAAAAGCCAAAGAGTTCTGGACAGCGTTATCACCAACATTGGCCACAGGTGGTAAGGCTATTATCACGTCAACACCTAACAGTGACGAAGATCAGTTTGCTATGATTTGGTTAGAAGCCAACAAGCGATTTGACGACTTTGGTAATGAAACTAAATTAGGTGTCAACGGTTTCTTCCCCTTCTTCGCACACTGGAAGGAACACCCAGACCGAGACGACGAGTGGGCTAGATTAGAACGTGCCAAGATTGGCGAAGAACGATTCCGCAGAGAGTTTGAATGTGAATTCTTGATCTATGATGAAACGCTAATCAACTCCGTGAAGTTAATTGAACTTGCTGGATCGGACCCTATAATGAACATGGGGCAGACACGATGGTACAAGGATATTAGTCCTAAAGCTACATACCTTGTTGCCTTAGATCCCAGCTTAGGCACAGGTGGAGACTACGGTGCCATACAGGTCTACGAAATGCCTGAAATGATACAAGTAGCAGAATGGCATCACAATACCACGCCTGTACAACAACAGGTTAAAGTCATGCGAGAAATATTAAAATACATACACGAACGTGGCGAGGAACGAGGCGGTGCTCCTATCATATACTATTCAGTGGAAAACAACAGTCTTGGGGAATCAGCACTGATAGTGATCAACGACATAGGCGAAGAAAACTTTCACGGCCTTTTCCTTTCAGAACCCATACGCAAAGGTCACATACGCAAGTTTCGTAAGGGATTTAACACCACGCATAGAAGCAAGATCAGCGCCTGCAGCCAATTAAAAAACATGATCGAAAATCACAAGATGACGATATATTCTAAACCGCTGATATCCGAGCTGAAAACATATGTGGCATCGGGGCTGGGATTTAAAGCCAAGAGCGGAGAGCATGATGACCTTGTGAGTTCAACACTGCTGATCATGCGTATGGCAGATGTATTGGCAGATTGGGATCCGCAGATCTATGATAAAATGACGGAAAAAATCAACGATGATGCTATGCCTATGCCGATCTTTGTAAGCATGGGTCTTTGATAAATATACTTATGGACGCAACGAACAACATAGCTACAGATTTATTCTATAAGGTACGCAGCCGCTTCTCTGGTCTGAAGCTGGGCGCAGAAACTGGCGAGATCACTATCAATCCAGAGCAGGCGAGATTCTTTGATTTTGACTATACAGAGGGCGAAACCCCTATGGGTCATGTCAGCATCAGTCTTGCAGAACCTAACAGTATGAAAGTGTATTTTTCCAATGGCATCACAGAAGGCATGGATGACGGACAAAAAACACATTGGTATGATTTCTTAAAAGAATTGCGTCAATTTGCCAAACGAAGATTACTGAGTTTTGACACTAGAGATATTGCCAAAGACAATTTGGATAAAAGAGACTACGAGTTTCTCAGTCAAAATGCTCAACCTAAACCACAGATGAATAAAATTCAAACCCCAGTCGGAGAAAGCCTAATGAGTGAAAGCACAATGTACGGTAGCAAAACAGTGAGCTACCAAAAACTAATGGACACACGTCTAATCATCAAACATAATCAAGCAGTCATGGATGATACACAGCCTGGGGCTAGAACACGGCACATCAATGCACTATTTGTAGAAAATCAAGACGGTGAGAGATTTAAATATCCCTTTATCCATCTCGCTGGTGCCCGAGCCATGCAGCGTCACGTGGCCAACGGCGGTTTACCCTACGACGATCTAGGCAAGAGCATCACTCAGATGAGCGAAGAGATCGCGCAGCTTAAGAGTTTTGGCAATTATGTGGTTCGTAACGACCTAATGAACTCAGACACCAACGCAGTAGTCGAAAGAAGCACAGAATATCTAAATCATCTCAGAGAACAGATCAAGGCTCTAAGTAAACAACGTAACTACGAATCCTATAGAGAATCATTCCAGGCAAACCCCAATGAAGAAATTCCTCAAGATGTAGTTGAAGATTTCAAACAGAAATTCACAGTTAGATCGTTCAAAGAAGATATCGCAACTGTGTTTCCGGTCTTGTACAGACTGATGAAAGAAGGAAGCACCATAGGCTATGACGACATAGTCGCTATGACACAACAAGAAATCAATAACGAAGACCTCGATGTTGAAACACAAGAAGATTCAGATCCATTTGCTCAATTTGAAAATTGGGTTATGGGCCTAGGCGAAGAAAGTGCAGTGACCAGTGAAGATCCTGAAGAACAGGCAGCAGCACTACAAGGACTACAAGAACTTGTAGCACAACACTTTCCAGCAGGAGTCGATGGAACTAATGCCATTGAAAGTCTTAAAGGCTTAATTGAAGATCCAGAATTATACAAACGAATTAAAGAACAGGCAGCAGAAGATCCAGATGCATGTGTGAGACCATTGGTCAAAGAATGGCTCGAACTCAACGCACCTGAGGCATTAGAACAGTTGGATTTTGGTGACATGGTGGATGACCCGGAAGCAGCCCAAGGAGGTGACCAAACTGCCCCGGAAGCGGAACCAGCACCAGTTGATCCAGCAGCAGCGGCTGCGCCTGCAGAAGAACCAGTGCCGCAGGAAGCCATTGATCCCGACAATCCTAGAGACTACGAACGTCCAGCAGTGGATAGAAAGAAAGCAGGTCAATCTCCACTGACTATGAAAGACGTAGAATACAAGGACGACAAGCCCAAGCGTGATTTTGAAAAGAGAAAGCAAAGACTCAACACCGAAGAATTGGCAGAATTTATCACATCATTTTATGATCGTGACACAGGCACATTTCCTAAAGGTCCCGAAGGCGTTTGCACAATGGTAGGCAAAAAGTTTGGTGAGCAGGCAGAATCAGTAGCTCGTAAGTTTGTAGAGCGCATGGCTCCGAATCAGACAACTGATCAAAATCCAGAATTGGCAGAGTTAGCTCGTATCGGAGAATTAGCAGGAGTCAGCGAAGGCCCAATGTGGGATAAAGTAAAATCATTTGGAAAAGCAGCTGGCGAAAAAGTTATGCGTCATGCTGATATCACTGGATATACAAAGGCTAAACAAAACTTTGAAAAATGGATTGATTCTCATCCAGAACTAGAACCAGAAAAAGAAAATCTTCTTGCTAAGTTTGATGCAGAAGCAGAAGAAGATCCAGCTACACCATGGATCTGGGGCAAACAAGCACTAGAAAAATGGAAAGAAGAGAAAAAGCAAGGAACTATGGCTCCCGCTGAATCATCTAATGAATTATCACGTATTAGAGAACTTTCAGGCATTAGCCAAGGCATTGGAATGTAACAGTTTCGTCGCAGTTAGATCGGGCACTTCGGTGCCCTTTCTTTTGGCAAAACAAAACTAAAAATACGTAGATAATCATTGACCTTGATAAATAAAAAGCGCATAATAAAACATGTGCATAAGGCATATAAACATTTTAGGCATAACACAAGGAGGCATTTAAAATGGCAACTCTCGCAGAAATCCGTGCTAAACTTCAAGAAGCACAATCAAAGTCCACAGGACAATCCACCGGCGGTGGAGACAACGCAATTTACCCACACTGGAACATGCAAGAAGGCAAGGAAGCGGTTATCCGTTTGCTACCCGATGGTAATACCAATAACACATTTTTCTGGGTAGAACGTGCAATGATCAAATTGCCGTTTGCAGGTATCAAAGGTGAAACTGATTCACGTCCAGTGCAGGTACAAGTTCCCTGTGTTGAAATGTACAACGACGGCACAGCATGCCCTATCTTATCTGAGGTGCGTGGCTGGTTCAAGGACAAGAGTCTTGAAGAAATGGGTCGTAAGTATTGGAAAAAGCGTAGTTACATTTTCCAAGGTTTCGTTGTTGAAGATCCTATCAAAGAAGATAAGATTCCAGAGAATCCAATCCGTAGATTTATCATCGGACCTCAAATTTATCAATTGATCCGCGGTGCTCTAATGGATCCAGAGTTGGACGAACTGCCAACAGACTATCTAAAAGGGCTTGACTTCCGTATTGCAAAAACCAGCAAAGGCGGATTTGCAGACTACTCTACCTCCAAATGGAGTCGACGTGAACGTGCATTGTCGGATCAAGAAAAGACAGCTATCGAAGCACATGGCTTGTTTGATCTTTCTAGCTTCCTTCCAAAGAAACCAAGCGATGTTGAGCTTAAGGTTATGAAGGAAATGTTTGAAGCTTCAGTTGATGGCGAAGCATATGACATGGATCGTTGGGGTCAATACTTCAAACCAGCAGGTATGGGTCAAGCAACAGGCGATCCTAATAGACCAGCAGCAGCCGCAGCCTCTCCTGCAGCCTCTCCTGCAGCCGACGCAGATGATGAGCCAGCTCCAGTGGCTAAACAAGAAACTGCAAAACCAGTTTCAGAACCAGCAGCCAATAATGAATCTGCTAGTCGTGCGCAAGACATTCTTGCCATGATTCGCAATCGTCAAAAGCAATAAGGCTAAACTAGAGCAGTGCGAGCAAGTCTCGCACTCTCTTTCATATCTCCGGAGAAAAATATGGCAAAACTAACTAAATTATCAAAAGTAAATGAAAACATCAGTATCAATCGTTACGACAACGGTTGGATGGTAGAAATTGGTGGACGAGATAAAAAAGAAGATTGGAAAAATACCAAAACTCTTTGCAATACTGAAGAAGAATTAATTGCGTTAATCAAAGAATACAACGCAATGGATCTGGACAACTAATATGGCCAAAGCATTTGATATTTCTAAATTTAGAAAGTCAATTACTAAATCTATTGATGGGTTGAGTATTGGCTTCAACGATCCCACAGACTGGGTCAGCACAAACAACTACGCATTAAATTATCTTATCAGCGGTGACTTCAAGCGAGGTATCCCACTAGGCAAGGTAACTGTGTTTGCTGGCGAAAGTGGTGCAGGTAAATCATTTATCTGTTCAGGTAACTTGGTCAAGAATGCACAAGCACAAGGCATCTTTCCAATCTTAATCGATACAGAAAACGCACTCGACGAAAAATGGTTACATGCACTTGATGTTGACACAAGCCCAGACAAGTTGTTGAAACTTAATATGGCTATGATTGACGATGTGGCAAAGACTATTACAGAATTTGTTGCAGAATACAAAACAATGCCAGAAGACGAGCGTCCTAAAGTATTGTTCATTATCGACAGTCTTGGAATGTTACTGACTCCTACCGATGTTAACCAGTTTCAAGCAGGCGATTTAAAAGGCGACATGGGTCGTAAACCTAAAGCACTTACAGCACTGGTTCGTAACTGTGTAAACATGTTTGGTAGTCTAGGTATTGGTCTAGTAGCAACTAATCACACATACGCAAGTCAGGATATGTTTGACCCGGATGACAAGATCTCAGGTGGTCAAGGTTTTATCTACGCAAGTTCGATTGTAGTTGCTATGCGTAAATTGAAATTGAAACTTGATGCAGACGGCAATAAGACTACAACTGTACAAGGTATCCGTGCAGCTTGTAAGATCATGAAAACTCGTTATGCAAAGC